ACATGACACGTAGCATGGCAGATTTAAAATTATATACCCTAAACACTTTTACTTTAGGTATCACAACTTTTTCAAGTCTAGAAATGGGTTTGAAAGTATTCTTGTTAGTTGTGTCTATAGGGTATACCCTAACTAGATGGATTAAATTAAAAAATACAGTAAACGATAAATAATATGACATATAATCGAAAAAATTCCCCGCTTCAAATAACGGCAGAGGCTTACGACAAGCTGAATGCAGAAATGCGAAAAGAAAACCCAGGTCAGGGTAAAAAACTAAAGAGTGGCACAGCTCCTCGTAGGGTTGGTTTTGCTTGTAGATTTGCGGGTATGAAAGGACCAATGAAAGAATCTAATGGTGAACCTACTAGAAGAGCAAGGGCTTTAACAGGATGGGGATTTGGCAGTGTAGAAGCAGCTAGCCGCTTTTGTCAAAAAAATAAATCTAAAAATTCATAAACAATCAAGGCTGTGGGTTTTAAAATGAAAAAATGCAGTATAGTAGTGGATAACACTCCAATATATCAAAAAGATATGGACGAAGGTGTTATGGGATTGGCTAATAGAAATGGCTCTATAGTATTAAATAAAAACCTAAGTCCTTTAGAACAAAAAAAAGTCATTAGGCATGAAAAAGTCCACCTAAACCAGATGGAAAGAGGTGATCTTGACTATGACAATAATAATGTTTATTGGAAAGGTAAAAAAATACCAAGATCTACAATGGATGAAGGCAATGAAAATCTTCCTTGGGAAAAAGAAGCAAAGTAAATAAAAATAAAAAAATAAAGCTAAATGAACAAAATATTTCAATGGCTCTCAGGTGGTATTATCAAAGAAGTTGGGGATGTCCTCGATAAACTAACAACCACAAAGGAAGAAAAGCTTGAAGCTAATAAAACAATACAAGAGATATTAGAAAAAGCTAATAGTGATGCTCAAGCTCAAGTAACAGCTCGTTGGAAATCAGATATGGCTAGTGATAGTTTTTTATCCAAGAATATACGACCTTTGGTTCTTATATTTTTAACAGCTGTATTTACTATTTTATCTTTCTTTGATGGCAACGTTGGAGACTTTACAGTAGCGGATCAGTATGTGCCTGTATTCCAGTCTTTATTGATAACAGTTTACGGAGCGTATTTTGTAGGTAGAACTTGGGAAAAAGCAAAACAATCAGGTAATAATAAATAACGAGTAATAAAAATTATGCCAAAAACAATTAAATTAAATCAAATGGATTTCAAAATCACAGAAGAAGAGTTAAAAACAGTAAAAGAATCACAAGAAAAGCTAAACCAAGCTATATCACAGATTGGGGTATTAGAAGCACAAAAGCATGGGTTGTTGCACGCTTTAGCTGATATAAATAAAGATACAGAAAGCAATAAGGCTTTATTAGAAGAAAAATATGGAGCTATTAGCATAAACCTAGAGGATGGCTCTTATACGAATATAACCGAAGAAGAAAAAGAATAATTAAAAGATGTCTTCAGTTATAAGAAAAATCAGTATAGGTTCTGACTACAAGAATGACGCAATGCATTACGCTGTAGGTCAATCAGTTTATGGAGGTCACGAAATATCTCATATAATCTTTGAAGAGCCTGATACTTCTTATAATATTTTTATTAAAAAAAACAATGAGGTATTGCCATGGAAGAAATTTAACTCTAACATGGCTATATCCGTTGAATTTGATCTAGAGTACTAATGAGAAGCGTGTTTGATTTTATAGTTAAACCTATAGGAGGAAGATACAATAACGATACAAAAGTAGGTGATTATAAATTAACATTAAACTCTAGTATAGAGGATTTTAAATTTATAAACAACGTAGCAGAAGTAATTTCAGTACCAACCGCTTTTAATACAGTTATAGAGCCAGGCGATACAATCATGATACACCACAATGTATTTAGGAGGTATTATAATCAAAAGGGTGATGCTGTTGATAGCAGTAAGCTTTTCAGAGAAAACCTTTATTTTTGCCAGCCAGACCAAGTCTATCTTTACAAAAAAGATAATAAATGGAAACCTGTTGGTAAAAGATGTTTTGTAATGCCAATAGAGGATAACAACCCTTTCACTCTGATTAAAGAGAAAAAGGATATTGGTATACTAAAAATTGGTAATAGCTCGTTAGAAGCGTCCGGTGTGATCGAGGGTGACCTTGTGAGCTTCAAATCAAACAGAGAGTTTGAATTTATTGTGGATGATCAGCGACTTTACTGTATGGAATCAAATGATATTTTATTGAAGCATGACAAACAAGGAAACGAAGTTGAATATAATCCGAGCTGGGCAAAAAGCAGTTGAGGAATTAATAAAAGTGGCGCAAGAAAAGATCGTTGATTCAGGAGAAGACATCTCAGCTGATAGACTTAAAAATGCTGCCGCAACAAAAAAATTAGCTATATTTGATGCTTTTGAAATACTTAACCGTATAGAAGAAGAAGAAAAGCTATTAGAAGAAAAGCCCAAAGAGGTTAAACAAGAGAAATCTTTTAAAGGTTTTGCTGAAGGTCGATCTAAGTAATGTACGAACAGTCATTAATAAAGATCGTAAAAGATCACATAAAACCTAAAATACTTAAAAGAAATAATAGGTATAAGAAGTGGGAGTACGGCTATAACGCTGAATTCGATGTGGTTATCATAAGCAAAGATGGTACTATTGGAGATGTTGTAGAAATACAAAACTTGAAAGTAGCTCTACCGTTAGTCTCTAAGACCTATAAATGCTCAGCAGAAACAAAAGAGCAGGTTTGGACTAAGTTAGAGTATCCTAAGGAATTATCTAAAATAAAAAGTGTATTCGACTGGGATAAATATCCTACAGACTTTAAAGAAGAATGGTACGGATATATTGATAAAGAATTTGAAAGAAGAGAAAAAGGCTTTTGGTTCTATAACAATGGGAAAGCCACTTATATTACTGGTACTCATTATATGTACCTACAGTGGTCTAAAATTGATGTAGGAGCCGCAGACTATAGAGAATCGAACAGAATATTCTATATATTTTGGGAAGCTTGCAAAGCAGATACTAGGTGTTATGGAATGTCATACCTTAAAAATAGACGTTCCGGATTTTCTTTTATGGCTTCAGGGGAGACGGTGAATATGGCAACAATGTCTACAGACGCAAGGTTTGGAATTCTATCAAAGTCTGGTTCAGATGCAAAGAAAATGTTTACAGACAAGGTTGTACCTATATCTATTAACTATCCGTTTTTTTTCAAACCGATACAAGATGGTATGGATAGGCCGAAAACAGAATTAGCATACAGAGTTCCAGCATCTAGGTTAACTAGAAGAAAGCTAAACGAAGGCTTAAAGGAGGATGAAATAGAAGGTCTTGATACTACTATTGATTGGAAAAATACTGGGGACAACTCTTATGATGGAGAAAAATTAAAACTATTAGTACATGATGAAAGTGGAAAATGGGAAAGACCAGATAATATACTAAATAACTGGAGAGTTACAAAAACATGCTTAAGGCTAGGTAGCCGAATCGTTGGGAAATGTATGATGGGATCAACGTCGAATGCTCTAGATAAAGGAGGTAACAACTTTAAAAAACTTTACAATGCGTCAGACGTTACAAGCAGAAATCGTAATGGACAGACTAGCTCGGGATTATATAGTTTATTCATTCCTATGGAATGGAACTACGAAGGATTCATTGATTCTTATGGCTTACCTGTATTCGATAACCCAAAAAAAGAAGTAGTAGATCCGAGCGGATTTCCTATAACAATAGGAGTCATAGAACATTGGGAAAATGAAGTAGAAGGATTAAAAAGTGACCAGGACAGTTTAAACGAATACTATCGCCAATTCCCTAGAACAGAGAAACACGCTTTTAGAGATGAATCTAAAATGTCTCTATTTAATTTAACAAAGATATACGAGCAAATAGATCACAACGAGGAATTTGCTAATACAAAAATGGTTACTAAAGGTAGCTTCCAATGGACTGATGGAGTAAAAGATACATCTGTTCAGTTTACCCCAAATAAAGACGGTAGATTTTTAATCAGCTGGGTTCCGCCTGTTAATCTTCAAAACCGTATGATAATGAAAAACGGATCTAAACACCCGGGAAATGAGCACATAGGAGCTTTTGGTTGTGATAGTTACGATATATCAGGAACGGTTGATGGTAAAGGTTCTAACGGAGCTTTACACGGTTTAACTAAGTTTAGTATGGAAGACGCACCCATAAATATGTTTTTCCTGGAGTATGTTGCTAGACCTCAAACCGCTGAGATATTTTTCGAAGACATACTGATGGCTTGTGTATTTTACGGAATGCCTATACTAGCTGAAAACAATAAACCTAGACTATTATATTATTTCAAAAGAAGAGGTTATAGAGGCTTTTCAATAAATAGACCAGATAAATTACTTCACAAATTATCTGTTACAGAAAGAGAAATTGGCGGAATACCAAACTCTAGCGAGGATATAAAACAAGCACACGCTGCTGCAATTGAATCTTATATAAACGAATTTATAGGTGCTAAAGAAACAGGCCATGGAAATATGTATTTTCAAAAGACCTTAGAAGAGGGGGCAAAATTCGATATAAATAATAGAACAAAATGTGATGCAACAATCAGTTCTGGATTAGCTATAATGGCTTGTAATAAAAACAAATATACTCCAGCATTCAAACAAGAAAAAAAACCAATATCATTGTCTTTTGGTCGGTATGACAACAATGGTAGTACTTCAAAAATAATACGATAAATGATTTCAAAAAGCGTAAATAGTACTTTCCCAAGCCAGGTAGTACCTGATGAAGAGAAACAAAGCTTAGAATACGGTTACGAAGTGGGTAGAGCTATTGAAAACGAATGGTTTAGCAGCGATAGCGGATCAGGCGGAAACGGTAGGTTTGGTAATAATTGGCAAAACTTTCATAGGTTACGTTTATACGCTAGGGGAGAACAATCAGTTAAAAAATATAAAGACGAATTATCTACTAATGGTGATTTGTCTTATCTTAATTTAGATTGGCAACCCGTTGCTGTACTTTCAAAATTTGTTGATATTGTTGTTAACGGTATGACGGATAAAGGTTATGAGATAAAATCATACGCTACTGATCCGTTTGCTATTCAACAAAGAACAGATTACGCTAAAGGTGTTGCTCAAGACGCTTTTGCTAAGGATATAATAGCTAGAACCAAAGCTGATACCGGAGTAGATTTGTCCAGCACAGGCATACCGGAAGATCAGTTACCAACGAGTCCTGAAGAATTAGAACTTCATATGCAACTCTCTTACAAGCAAGCCGCGGAAATAGCTGAAGAGGAAGTTATAAATAACGTATTAGATTTTAACAGATATAAAGAAACAAAAAAGAGAATAGCTCAGGATTTAACTATCTTAGGGATCGGGTGTGATAAAACAAATTTTAATTTATCAGAAGGTGTTACGGTTGATTATGTTGACCCTGCTAATTTAGTTTATTCTTATACGGAAGACCCTAATTTCGAAGACATATATTATGTAGGAGAAGTGAAAGGAATATCCCTACAAGAACTAAAAAAGCAATTCTCTCACCTGACAAATGCAGATTTAGAGGAAATACAAAAATCACCTGGTCAGGCTAATTATTCAAGACAAGCTAATGGTCGAGGTGATGATTATAACACCGTTCAAGTATTATACTTTGAATATAAAACATATACTAATCAAGTATTTAAAATAAAACAAACAGATCAAGGGTTAGAAAAGTCTATAGAAAAGACTGACTCTTTTGATCCACCAGAAAGTGATAAATTTAATAAAGTATCTAGATCTATAGAGGTATTATATAGTGGAGCTAAGATATTAGGTCAAGACAAAATGCTACAATGGGAAATGTCTGAAAATATGACAAGACCTTATAGTGATCAAACAAGGGTTGAAATGAATTACTCTATTTCCGCTCCTAGAATGTACAAAGGTAGGATAGATAGTTTAGTCAGCAAGTGCATAGGCTTTGCTGATATGATACAGATAACGCATTTAAAAATACAACAAGTATTATCTAAAATGGTCCCAGATGGAGTATTCGTAGATGTTGATGGCTTAGCAGAGGTTGATTTAGGCAATGGAACCAACTATAACGCTCAGGAGGCTATGAATATGTACTTTCAAACAGGTAGTATTGTAGGTAGGTCTTTAACACAAGATGGTGATCCAAACAGAGGTAAGATACCTATTCAAGAATTAAACTCTTCTTCTGGTATTAATAAAATACAAGCTTTAATACAAACCTATCAGTATTA